CGTATTAGAGAGCATTTCGTCGACTGCATCGTTATACTGATTTGCATCCTTTGTGATACCGTCAGAAAAAAATCCATCACGATTTTCGTCAATTTTTCTTCTTGCCTTTACTACCAAGTCTTGGAATTGCAATAATTTAGCTTGAAAGGTTCTGAATATCTCATCAAGCTCATGTTCGTTAAGACCTAAAACGTTTAATTTTATATCAAAGCCCTTGTCGTTTAAAGACTTAATGAGCTTTTCAATAATCACACGTTTCTTTTCGATTGCATCAGTTCTTGAATAATTTTGTTCTTTACTACTTGCATCATCAATAGCTTTCCCAAGCTCTGTATATTGTCTTGCAAATTCAAAAACCTCAGCCTTTTCTTTTACGTGTTCCGCATTTATTTTTTCAATCTGCTCATTATAATCAGAGTATAAAGAATACAACTTATATAAAGCAGAAAAAACTGCCGCAATAGCAATAGTGTAAATGTTTGACGCAAGAGCATATTTAAGGTTTTTGCCAAAAGTCAATGAAGCAGCACCAGCAGACTTTATACCGCTAGTAAGCAGTTTCCAAGTTGTTAAATTCTTTGTTGCGTTTGCAGCCACATTTGAGGTAAACATCGCACTGAAAGCAACACCAGTCTTTACCGATTGGAGATACATAATCGACAATACGGAAGCAAGGGCGATACCAACATTCTTTATAGCCTCCCAATGCTTTAGTAATTCTGTTGCGGTAGAAATCATTCCCTTAAACAAGCCATCATTAGCCTTGCCAATATCATTAAGCATCACATCGAAAGCATCCTTCAAGTTGGAAATCTTACCTTGGAGAGTTTCAGCCTGAATCTCTTGCATATTGTAGAATGTTCCACCCTTATCGGTCATGCGTTGGAATATTGCCTCAACATCCTCAAATGTAACCATACGCTTGGAAATCATATCAACAATCTGTGCGGTCGTGTACGCTTCTCCCTTAACTT